CGTTGAACATCCAGAGGATGAAATTGACCATATTATTCGGAGTATAGAGGATAACGGTTTTTACAAGAATATTGTGATTGCACAAGGGAACGTCATTCTCGCAGGGCATGGGGTACATAAAGCTGCCAAGATTATGGGTAAGGAATCGGTTCCTTGTGTGCGCCTGGATTTGGACCCAGACGATCCACGCGCATTGAAGGTGCTGGCAGGTGATAACGAAATCGCTCATCTGCGAGAAATTGACGATCGTGCGCTTTCTGAAATTCTCAAAGAAATATACGATAGGGTCGATCTTGATTTGCAGGGAACCGGATATGACGAGAAGATGCTGGCGAATTTGGTTTTTATAACGCGACCTGCTAACGAGATCCAAGACATTGACGAAGCTGCGCATTGGGTGGGCATGCCAGAATATGAACCGGTAAGTTGGGAATTATTGTAACTCCTAAAACGAAATCAATTTGGTATCCCCACAAGGAAAACGATGATGTAATGTCCATCGCTTTTGAGTTGGACGAGAGCGCATGAATCTACCCAGATATCCGATTTATATTCCATCGAAGGGGCGCGCTAAGATGTGTTATACAGCGCGATTTTTGATAGATGACGATGTTCCATTTTTCTTGGTAATCGAGGAGCAGGAGCACGAATCGTATGCTCGTATCTATGGTGATGAGCGCTTGTTGGTGCTACCATTCAGAGATAAGGGTTCTGTAATCCCTGCGCGCAATTGGATCAAGGAACATGCTACGGAGCAGGGGTTTGAGCGTCATTGGCAGCTGGACGATAATATAAAACAGATTGATCGTCTGTATAAGGGCAAGAAAATCAAAACAAATTCTGCAGCTGGATTCTGCTCAGTTGAAGATTTTACCGATCGATATAAAAATATTGCTATTTCTGGAATGAATTACTCGATGTTCGCTTATTCTGGGTCAACGGTTGTTCCTCCGTTCTTTTTGAATTGTAGGGTATATTCCTGCAGCTTGATATTCAACTCTATTCCTAATCAATGGAGAGGGAAATACAATGAGGATACTGATATCTGTTTGCAGGTTTTAGCTGATGGTTGGTGTACGGTGCTGATCAATGTTTTTTTGATACGAAAAATCCGTACCATGCAGATGAAGGGCGGGAATACGGATGAGATTTACAAGGGTGATGGGCGATTGGAAATGGCGCGATCATTGGAAAGATTGTGGCCTGGGGTCGTAAAGACTGGACGCAGATTTCAGAGACCGCAACACGTGGTGCATGATGCGTGGCGAAAATTCGATACGCAACTAGAATTTAAAGATGAATTTGATCCTGAGAAAATCAAAGAGCGCAACGAATACGGATTGAAATTAAAGCAAGTAGCCCCAGAAGTGCGCAGCGATTACCTAAAGAAGTTGCTCAAAGAAAAAGACGAATAATTACCATGAGCATCGAAAATACCATGAGCAGGGAAAATGCGTAAGAAAAAGCCTGAGAATTTTTCTCCCGTACCTGATTTTCCCAAAGACCATAAGCATTACGGCAAACCTCGCTGTCAAGCATGGAACCCAAATTATGGCAGACAATGTTTAGGGCTTGCTCGCCCCAATGGGAAATGCCGTTCGCATAATGGGAGCGCTGCATCTGGTATTGCTGCTCCGAATTATAAGCATGGAAAATATGTTTCTAATTTACCCAAACGCTATTTATCTAATTTCAGGGCTGCGCAAGACAATCCGGATTATCTAAAGTTGCAGGATGATATACATCTTGTGGATGCTCGCCTAATGGAACTAACGGGAAGTATAGACGAGAAAAGCAGTTCATTGATATTCGATAAGCTAAGTGCGGAAGTATCGAAAATGGAGATGGCCCAAGCTGCTGTGGTGCGATCTCAGAATATAACAGACAAAGAAACCAGGGAGCGCATGAGAGCGAAAGCAAACGCAGATTATATCGATAGCGTTTCAGAACTTTCAAGATTGATTAAGCGGGGAGCAAAAGAGTGGTATATCTGGCATGACATTACTGATTTGATTGAAAAGCGCAGGCGCTTGGTAGAAACAGAGCGTAAGTTATTAGTGGATATGCAGAACCTAATCAGAATTGAGGATACTTTTGTGCGCTTTGATATTCTCATGGAGAGTATAAGAAGGAATGTACCAGACCGCGATACAAGAGCCGCGATCCAGTCCGACTACAACGCAGCGGTTGGACGATAGAGTCAATGATGGATTTGGGCTAGACGAAAAGCAGGGGATAGATTGGCCTAAGAATCATTTGATGGGATTGTGGGGAGATCCTGTTCCTTTTCATATGGCACAGGAAATCGCGATTTCAAGTCAATCCAAAATTGTTGCGCTCATCGCAGGAACACAATCTGGTAAAACATCCTTTGGCCCCTGGTGGTTAGCAGATGAAATAGAGCGCACTTCTTCACCCAAAGGGAATAACGATTATATTGTAATTACTTCATCTTACGGATTGTTCTCGCTTAAGCTGCTTCCGGTAATGCGCGAGGTTTTCGAGGACATTCTGGATATCGGGCGTTATTGGGCGGTCAGTAAAGTAATTGAACTGAGAAATCCTTACACAGGATTATTTGAGGCCAGCAAAGCGTCAGATAAGATGTGGGGGCGAATCATTCTGAGATCCGCGAATGCTCTGGGAGCGCTGGAAAGTGCAACTGCGCGCGCTGCGTGGCTGGATGAGGCGGGGCAGGATGAGTTCACCCTGAGAGCGTACCAAGCGATCAAGCGCCGTTTGAGTTTGTTTCGGGGCAGGCAGCTATTCACCACCACCCTCTATAATTTGGGATGGGTGAAATCTCAAATCATTGACATTGCGTTGAAGGGTGGGAAACAGCAATACCATAAGATCGGTGATGCAGAATTGACGCATACCGAGAATGAGCAGAAAAGCATTACGCTCGTGCAATATGATTCCATCTTGAATCCTGAGTTTTCTATTGAGGAATTCCAGGATGCGCAATCCACCATGGCAGATGATGAATTCAAGATGTTTTACAAGGGTGCGGTTGCGAAATTACGTACCATTGTTTACGATTGTTTTGACAGCGAGAAACACGTGGTTCCTGCTTTCAAGATTCCCAGAGCATGGCCAAAAGGGTTTATTGGGATTGATCCTATTGGCGTAAAGAATGCGGGGGTGTGGTTGGCGTTTGATCCTGAAAAGGGGCAGCTACATTTATATCGAGAATATGAAGATGATTTCGGAAAAACTACGCAGGGGCATGTAACCGAAATTCTCAAAGCAGCTGCAGAGGATGGCGAGATTTTACGCGTTATCGGTGGTGGACCATCTGAGCGTCAATCGCGCGTGGATTGGACGGGAGCAGGATTGCCAATGGGCGCTTGTCCGGTGACAGATGTTTGGGTTCAAATCCGCAAGGTTTACGCGCTGTTCAAAGAGGGAAGTTTGCTTGTACATGATTCTTGTCCTCGCATAATTTCAGATCTCGGCGTGATGCGCAGGGAGAAAGATCGGCATGGAAACCTGACGGATAAAATCGAGGACAAGGATACCTGGCACTTGCTTGATGCGCTGCGGTATATCATTGGGTGGTTGAGTTTTTCAAATGAGGTTGAAGAAGTAGTGTATAATCGAGTCAACATTATGTGATAGGAGTTGATCATGCCAGAACTAAACGAAACAAAAGGATTAGCGTATTCCATTGGAGCGATCAAAAAGATTTACGATTTTACGGATGAGCAGTTGGAGGAAATCTTGGGCGATTCGGTATTCGCTGCCATGATGCAAAACAACTATGGATTTGTCACTATCAAAGATATGATGAATCTTGCCGATGCTCTGGGATTGGTTTTTGTGATTAACTTTCAATCCCTGGATGTATACAATGCGGAACCGACTGAATAGACATTGATCGAATTTTGATATATACTCTCAATGGTAGCACTAATAATTTGAGGTCTTTTTGCTAGGGAGCGAGGAGAAAAAGCAGGATGAGTAGAATAAATAAATGGCTGGATGACAGAACTGGAAAGAGCGATTTACAAGCGCAGCTGGAACAGGAGCGCTCTGCGTTTGTGGAAGAACTCAAACGTTTGCAGGGAGCAGTCCAGTATCTTGTCGAGGACGCAGCATACGAAGCGCCCATGCCCATAGCACCGGAGAACATGGTTTCCAATCTGCGAGAATTTGACAGCCAGCTTGTGAACGAGTTGATCGATCAAAAGAGGTGGGATGTAATCGGTGGATTGGGGTTATCGGCATATGATCAAGGCGAGGCTGCGCGCGCTCGCTCGGTTGCTGATTCTCGCTTTCTAGCAATTTATTCACCGCTCGCAGAATGGGGGCTTTCTGTTTGGACGAATTATGGAATGGGTGATTCTGTGCGCATTACCGCGAACAATCCGGATGCTGATATTATATTCAACGAATTCTGGACGGCAGAGCGAAACGCAGATGTGTTAGCAGATGATAAGTTGCAGTATCTTTCTCAGTTTACGCTGCAGGATGGGAATACATTCCTTGCTTTTTTTGCCGACAAAGAAGATGGCAGGGTAACAGTTGAGGAAATCCCCGTAGACGAAATTTCGGAGATTGTTACGCATCCCCAGAGAAAAACAGAAAAGCTATTCTATAAGCGCACATTTGAAACCAAAGATGGCAATAAAGAAGTGTATTATCCGGATTGGAAAGCGAAGTTTTCCGGTAGATTGGATGATAAGACCATCGCCAAAGTATTGCCAGAGAAAGCAGAGCGCGCAGATGAAAAGAAATACGATAACGAGATCTTGAATTCTGCCGAGGAAACACTAGGAACAGATGTGGTCGTGATGCACATCGCACATAATCGAAAAAAGCGCAATGATTTGTGGGGTTGGCCCCTCATGACAAGCGCATCTCCGTATGTCAAAGCACACAAGAAATTCCTGGAAGATCGATTAACTGTAGCTGCCAGCAAAGCGATGTACGTTCGGAATAAGCGGGTGAAGGGTGGATCTCGTGCAATAGATACGGTACGGAATACGATTCAATCTGCGATCTCATCCACGAATTTCAGGGATTCAAATCCCGCTGCAGCTGCCGGTTCGGTGGAGATCGATAACGAAGCGATTACAACCACCGAAAAACCCATGATGACTGGTGCGAGCGATGCCAAGAGCGATGGCGAGATGTTCTCCTGGATTGCGCTCCTGGGTTTGGGGATATTCCCTACAACCGCTGGCATGGATACGAGCAGATGGGCAACCGCTCTGCAGATGGATAAAACGTTGTCGATGCAATGGGCGAGATACCGCACCTTCTGGTCAAGCAATTTTCAACGAATGGTAAAAATCGTATTAAGATTTGCAGAAATTTACGGGGAGCAGGAATTCATAGATGAGAATGGGAATCCGGATTTGGGCGCGAACGTGAATATCGATACGCTTTCTCTGGTTGATTTTCCGGACGTTGTCAAATCGCTTTCACAAGCGGTAAAGGATATGCTCGAACCCTATCTGGACAATGGAATTATCCCAGAGCAAACCGCGAAAGCGTTACTGAGAGAACTCTGGTTGATCATGTTGCAAGCGCTCGGTTTACAAACCTCACGAGACATCGCTAGTGAGAGCGCCTTTGGCATTGATGTAGAGGAACTTGATATGCTGCCAAAGCTGCACCGCACATTCTTGAAAATGGCACAACAAAAATTCAAAGAAGGCGATTTGACGGAGATTGCGGAATTTCTGACAGACGATTTTTCAGAGGAGTAAATTATGTTAAGAATGTTGAAATTAGAACAGAGCGATATCATTACACAGATGATTGGGAGAAATTTTTCTATTACACCGACAAATGAATTCCATATTATTTTGTCTACCGATGCTGCTAGGGAACTTATAAATGATTTACAGAAACTTATGGACGAGAATAAATTCCTCGATTGTCAGGCGTGCGGAAAGGTTCTTGATATAAACACAATGTATTCTATCGATGCTTGTAGTGAGAAATGTCAAAATATTATTTTCGAGAAACAAAGATCGGAGTAAATCATGGAATTGGTATATGCGTTTATCTGCGGTTCGTCAATTTTATTTGTGATTGCACTGACCGTTTATTTGCTCTCGATTACGCATCGAAATGCTGTCAGGGATTTGCGAGCGAGGGGTTGCATTTGTGAACTGAGTTTTGCTGGCCCTACTGTGGATCGTGATTGTCCGGTGCATGGAGCATGGGACGAAGGATGAAAAGATTCCTGGCGATTTTCTTAGCGTATGGATTGATTGTTTTTGTATTCCCCTGGCTGTTTCGTAGGCATGATATGAGCAGAGAAATTTTCGTAGAATTACGATGAGTGTAAAATGAGCGGAAAAACATTGTGGTTAATGGGATATGTTTTAAATTGGCCGGAATGGGAATTCATGGGTATATTCTCTAGTAAAGAAAAAGCGGAGACTGCACTTTCTAGGGAAAATGAATTTTATTGTCCAGTTGTATTGGATGAATTGGAATCCACGGAAGTACGAGATTTCGAGAATGTTGTTTGGTTTTCGGATAAAAAATGAGCGTAAAATCCTATCAGTCAGATTTACATCAAATCATGCGCGGCTATTGGTCCGGTTTCTGGCCGCGCGATGTGTTCTTTGATTTGATGTATGCTGCGATTGATCGGGGCTTATCAAGAGCATGGGCAAGCGGAGCAGCAAAGGTAGGGATAGCAAAAGATGAAATCTCAGGAGCAGAGCAAGCGTTGCTCTCCGCTGCGATCTTTTCAGAATATGCGCGCATCCCTGGATTAGCTGCATTCATAGAACAGAATATGCGTAAGGATGGGGGCAAGCTGCAAACGGTATTGAATCGTGCATCTCTCTGGGTAAACCGTTATCGAGATTTAGAAAACAGAGCAAAAGTTGAAGGAGAGAAAGACCCAAAATTGCGTTGGGTTTTAGGTCCCACGAAAACGCATTGCAATACGTGTGGCAAATTAGCAGGAAAGGTCAAGCGCGCGTCTTGGTGGCGGGATAATGTTATGCCACAACAACCACCCAATCCAGCCCTAGAATGCAAAGGATGGAAATGCGGTTGCGGATTGGAAAAAACAGACGAACCCATGAGCCGTGGTAGAATGCCAAATGTACCGTAAGGAGTTAGATATGGAATTTATTCCTGGATTTTCGTATAACGTAAAGGTTCACACCGAATCGGGAGAATATCAGTTCAATCTGATTAGCTGGAAGATTGCAACTATTCTGATTGCACTATGTGATGATGTTGGACTGGATTATGAGTGGGATTCGGTGGAAGTATGAGCGAAAAAAAAGTTGTTTATATTGCTGGCCCTTATCGCTCCAAAGACGGTATTTGGTATATAAAAGAGAATATCAGAAAAGCAGAATTGGCTGCGTTGGAAGTCTGGAATTTTGGGGGCGTGGCGCTCTGCCCTCATAAGAATACTGCTTTCTTTGATGGTGCGGTGGGTATTCCGGATGAAACATGGTTGCAGGGGGATCTCGAATTACTCTCGCGCTGTGATGCGGTTTACGCCATTGAAGGATGGGAACGGAGCGCAGGAGCAAGGGCAGAAGTGGAGTGCGCCCAAGAGTTAGAAATGCCAGTATATTTTTTTGTGCAACAAATTCATGAGTATTTAAAAAATGACTAAAGAGCAGCAAGAGCAAGATGCGTTGACCCTCGCTGGAACACTAACACAAACGTATATTGAGGCGATTACGTGTATCATGACTTCATCTGATACGGAATCTATCAGGATACAAAACAAGATGCTGTTAGCAGTACGCGATGCTGATTTGGCGAAGGTGGACGCAATCGAAAAACGATTAGGTATCTCTCCAACGACAGCGGAGATTCGGCGATGGTATAAAAACGAAAAGCGCTTGAATAATGGGGAAACCTGGATACGGGAGCGCAGTTGATGACTGATATAATTGAGCAGGATAAACCAAAAATGCTGCTGCATTTCAATAATGATTATTATAGGCGCAAAACGAGAACGGGAGACAAATCATATATTCCTGTAATCAAGGCAAACGGAGCGGACAGGATTACGCGTAAGAAGTGGTTCCGGACTGCACATGCAGCTTGTGAATATGCCAAGGAGGTCGTATCTCGATATAATCGGATGTTCTGAGAGCGCTAATCAACAGGGAGCGAAGGACGAACAACAATGCAGAAAAAGAGAACGATTTTGTACGTTGAAAGCGATGATCATGGGGGCAATATTCGGGGGCTAATGTCGCCAGATACCCGACTCCCTGACGATAACTTGATATTAGAACTGGCAAATGATGAGGATTTGAGTTTTACGGAAGCGGAATTGATGGTGATTAGCGATCCAAAGGAGTTTGATTATTGCTATCATTCCCCAAAACTTAGATCATTCCAGCTATATCTCAATAAACTGAGGAACAGAAATCTTGAATGGCTAGTTGATTTATCTGCAGGTGATGAGATATTGTATCTTCATTTAGGTGATATTACGCAGGGGCAAAAATATGTTTCTGATTGGGTTACAACCAGGATTGGAGATCAATTCTTGATTGCACTCGCCAATCATCGCCCTATCATGGAATTACCAAATTTGAAAGCTGCGCGATATGTAGAGGGGACGAGTTCTCACGTGTTCGGAGATGGAACGAGTGGGGGCGTGGTTACTGCTCAATTGAAAGCGGAATACCCAGAGATTGACGTAAAACCTATTCATCATGGATTGATTGAATATAATGGGCTGTTGATTGATTGCGCTCATCATGGCCCCGGGCCTGGATCTCGTAAGTGGTTAGAGGGGAATATTGCCAGCTATTATATACGGGATAGAATGATGAAAGACTTGCTGCGCGGTCGTAATCCTGCAGATTTGTTCCTGAGAGCGCACTTTCACACTTGGGCGCGCGCATTCTGGAATATTTCCATCGATGACAAAGATTATATATCTGAAATCTGTTTGATGCCTTCCATGTGTGGCTTGAATTGCTACGGCAGACAGGTTACAAAAAGCGTGGAGCAGATCACAAATGGAGCGCTGGCGTTCGAGATTTACGGGGACAAAATCCTGGATGTGCATCGTTGGACAAAAACGCTTGATCTAAGAAATTACGAGGTAATAGCATGAGCGAACTTGATGCACTTGCAAGAGCAGCGTTAGATGAATTAAAAAAAGATATAGTCCAGCCCATACAACCAGGAGATTTGAGGGTAAGAGATATTGCGGAGAGTATCGGAATTGGGCGCTCGTCCGTGTATTCTCTTATGGCTAAAATGATTGATTCTGGAACGTGGGAGAGCGAGATTGTCCGAGATCATAACGGAAATCAAGTAAGGGTATATCGAAAGGTGGTCAAAGATGCAAAAGGGTAGACGTTATTTGCTCTTGATTATAATTTTCTCGTTTCTCATTTTATTGTTTTCGATAACTACAATTATCATAAACAAGGATGGTGTGCGATTTGTGCTGCCTAGCGTATCCGAATTGCACACAATATATATTCCCGTACTGTTGAAAAGCGATCAACAGTCGCCTTATGAAAAAAAGCCAATTCGAGGTGTTGAGGTTTATTCTCGCCCATTCTCGGAGTATGCCGAAAATTACAATGGATTGATCCTAAAATACACAATCCATTTTACGGATATTATTCCGGAACCACTCACCCAACCAAATTGGACAAAACCGGACGGAATATTCCAGAATGATGATCGGCGCTATGGCGGGTTTCAGGGTTCACCATCCTGGATGAACGGGAATCAACCTACTTGCAAGCTGCCATTACCTGAATTCTGGAATTTATGGGCAGCGATAGCAAAAGAAGCGGTTAGCAGATACGATCTTGATTATATGTCTGTCTGGGTGGAACCGGACGTTTATTATATTGGAGCAGAATATTATTTTGGTTGCATTGGTTCTGATTATGCAAGCGGAGTAGAATATGCAGAGTTTTATAATTTTGTGTATTCTGCGATCAAGAGCGAGTATCCTGATTTGCAGATTTTAGCAGGAGAATTGGCTGATCCATCGCAAGCGTTTTTTCTTGGTTTCCTGGATACGGTTCACGAATTTGATGGGATCTCATTTCATGGGTATACGTATTGCTCTGAATACAGCTATTTCGATATCAGTAATAAGATCGAATCGATTAAATCGCTAACGCAAGATAAACCTGTTTGGCTATCTGAAACATCCGTAATTACTTCTTTGAATGAGAACTCCATCTGCTATGAGAACTCCCCTGCTGTTGAGCAGCTGCAGGTTGAGCATTACAAGATCGTGGAGCAGGATAATAGATTGGATGGATTCTTGTGGTTTACGTTGAATGATTCTGGATGGCGTTATTCGTCCATGATGCGCAGGGATCGATTGAAACCCGTAGGATGCTATTATAATCAGATGAATGAATGTGCTGATTTTGCACCATAATTCAATCTAAGGCGATTCTGTGATTGATATATAGCAGAATATAGCATATAGCGTATAATCGCCTTAGAATCAATCTGGGCGCTTCTGGTTGCTTGACAATGATTGCGGTTATCTGGTACACTCCGATTAGTTGAATATTTGGCATACCGCAATGGGAGGCCGTGAACAATTCTGTTCGCGGTCTTTTTTTTGTTTCTGGGAGAAAATAAATGTTACCAATTGCTTACCCCCATCCAACCGGACAAGCGAATCCCATCACATTTCGTGCTGCAGCTGCTTTGGCTGCGCAGGGAGCGTGGGATGCGTCTCCAACTGAGATTCCGATTATCGCCTACGATTGGCTAACGTTATATTTCTCATACGATGAAGATGCAGATGCAACGGACGGTGCGGTTGATTGGTATCTCGAATATTCTCCCTATTCCATTGATCAAGTTGGTGTACAGAATTGGTTCCAGATGACGCTCTATGCAGCTGGCGTGATGGCTGCTGGCTCTGATATTCAATCGAATATACAGCGAGAATACATCACATATGCTGCTACCGATGCTGCGATTGAAGCATTCGTTTATGGTCCATTGCAGTTGGAGCGCACAATTGAGCGTATTCGTTTGGTGGCGCGTGAATCTGGTGATACGGATAATCCTGGATTATTCCATGTGGTTGGCGTAGCAAACGGAGAATAACGTATGAAACCTACTAACCGGACATTCTTTGAATTATCAAAGATCGATAGTCTTGCCACTGAGGGGCTATTGGGAACAAGCAATTCCCTGGCATATCGTGTGCATGAGATCGAAAAACACATTCACAGTCGCGGCCGTTATTGGGGAGCGTTAGCTATACCAAGCGAAGTGAACGCAATCGAGGCGAATGTGGCTCGTCCATTTGCTGCTACCAGTGGAAACAATACCTGGGGCGCGGCGATTCCGATTTGTGGCACAGATGATGTTCCGGTTGTGGCTGGATTAGTTAAATTTGATGCTCATAGATTATTGATTACAGATTTAGATGACGACACATCACCGTGGCGAATCCGGTTTATTTACGGAACCGGAACGAGCGCAGATGCAATTGCTGCAGGGCAATGGTCAGAGGAAATGATTACAACATCTGCTGTTCCAGGAAATCGGGCAGGTGGTACTCCACTTGATTTTCAAATGCCACGCATTGATGTTGGGTCAAAATTATGGGCGCAAGTTTGGAATGATACCAACGGAGAAATCATGTCGTTCTTCTGGGGCGCTCATGGATACGCAGGGTAAATCGATGCCTTATCTGAAAGTAAAACAGGGAAACAAGTGGTGCATCTACAAAGAGCAAGACGGCAAAAAAACCGGTGCGACTTTGGGTTGTCATCCAACCGAAGAAAAAGCGAATAAACAGATTGCTGCTCTGAATATAAACGTAAAGGAAATCATGAAACCTAAAAAACTTGATGAGGCCGTTGATGAGATTGAAACCGAAGTTGAGGAAATGTATCCATCCTACGATGTGATTGATCGGGCGAATGTTCCCTGGGGTGCAATGAGTTTTGATGATGTAGCAGCTGCTCGAAAAGCATCTGAACTTATGGAGCGCCTAGAGGGACACACGAGCGTTTTCTACACGCTATTTTGGCGTATCTGGAACAATGATGATATTCCGGTGAGCGAAAAGGTTCCTGCCTGGGAAAGTCTGATGGCAGATTTTACATCTGCCTTTGACGCTGAGATTTCAACCGAGGAATCCGCAATGGCAGAACTGGAAGATTTCGCAGAGAGCGATATGGGGTCCATCGTGCGCATTTCTGAGAGCGATAAACAGAACTCAGATGCGCGCTCTCCGCTTAAGATGGATATCGTGGTAATTCAACCAGGATGGGGAAACCCCAAAGATAACCATTATTACCCCGCTGAGGTGCTGCGCAGGGATGCGCACATATTCGAGGGTGCCAAAATGTATGCTACGGATCATCGCCCAGAAGAAAAGAACGTGCGTACCGAAGTAGCTAAAGTGGAGCGCATTATTGGTTTCTCTGAGGATGGCGCTCCCATTGGGCGTGTGAAGGTTTGGAACCCTGATTTTGCCGAAGATATTCGGAACCGCGAGAAATTGGGAGAATTGGAAACCCTAAAGTGTTCTATTCTCGCCAAAGGGAAGGCAAAAAAGGGTCAGATTGACGGCAAGGATGCAAATATTGTCGAGGCGATCATTGCATCGAAATATACGAATGTCGATTTTGTAACAAACGCGGGTGCGGGTGGTCGCGCTCTGCGATTGGTTGAAAATGATGAGGAGGTTCAAATGGAAAAAGACGAAGATCTCGTTGAAGTAGATGAGATCGAAGAAAAAACCACCGAGGACGAAATCCAGGAATCAGATGATGTGATCCTGGAAGAACAGGACGATGAAATTGCCGAAGATGAAACCGAAGTTATCGAGGATGAAACCGGAGATGATGAAGTTTCTGAGGGTGATGAGGACGAGCCGACTCATTTAGCCGAAACCGATGTTTTTGAGATCCTGGAAAAATCAAAATTACCAGAGCAAGCGCGCGAGCGAATTGCCACTGGCAATTACCTATCAGAGGCTGAGTTGCAATCCGCAATTACAGCCGAAAAAGATTACATCAAAGCGCTGTTGGGTTCTGGCGAACCGCAGGATTTGGGCAATACTTCTGCAGCTGCAGAAAAGCCCCTTACTGACAAGGAAATCGCCGAAGATCATCAACGGCGCATCGATGCGATTATTTTTAGTGACTAAGCAAGGAGGTTGCTATGGTTGATGTGTTTTATGGTGATGTAGACTGGCAGGATACGAGCGGTCCATATGTCACCGTTCCAGTACATGAACAGGATATTTGGCCTGTGGCTGATAATTCCGGTTCTGGAACCAAAGATGGTATCTTTGACGCGAACGGCGATTACGATGGGGTGCATCCTGTCATTGCAATCGGAGGACGAACTGCTGCTGATGGTCGCCCTCTGAATATTACGGGGATTGTAGTGAGCGCCATTCCTGGGCTTACCACTTCTCTTGGGCGCGTGATTATCAACATTGCTGATGGTTTTATCATCAAAAATTATGTTGCTAATGTTCTCACCTATAGTGGTGGGGATGCGAACACGTTCGAGCAAGCCCCAGTTCCTGGACAACCCGTTTACGTGGATGACTCAGATGATTTGGGAGAAGGTGTGACGCTATCACTTTCACCGCTCAATGATGCTGATGTCAAGAACCCACAAGCCGGGGTATTGTTCTACTGTCAAGACGAAATGGCTGATTCTGCGCAAGGTGGGCCGAATGCAACCTATTCGTTTGACACTTCATTGGCCAATGAATTAGTTGAGCAAGTATTCTGTGTCTTGCTGTTCAACGGTTCACGAGATCTTTCGTAGGAGGATAGCAACTATGCGTAGAATATTACAAAAACTAAACGCTATTCACCGCGAACGAATGACGACCGCGGCGTTAGCAAACCCAGAGATGAAGGAACATTACGCCAAACGCGCAAGCGATGGCAATGATATGTTCCGGATGCTCAACGAGGGCATGGATGGATTAAGCCATCAGTTTGATCCTGCTCCCCTCCAGGAAGTTATGGTATCGGCAGATTTTACCTATACCATTCAAGAATTCGTTCAGCGTTTAGCGCTCGAAGGATACAAGATGATGGAGTTCGATTGGACTCCATTAGTGAAACCGGATACGGTTCCGAATTATCTACAGGTGTATCGTTATCAACATCGTGGATCTCTGGATGACCTCGAATTGGTCGGCGAGAAAGAGCGCCCTCGTGCTGGCAGCAAGGGAGAAACCAAACGCACAAATCAGGTTTGGCGATGGGAGAAGGAATACGACTTCTCTCATGAATTGCTCGTAAACGATGATCTTGGTTATTTCAAAGATCAAGCAATGTTGATGGGTGATTCTGCTCGCAGAACCCTCGCGAAATACGTTTCTCGATTCTACACCAACGCTGTTTCCATCGCTCGATTAGTTGCTCTGGGTGCGCTCTATTCTCAGAATGGGCGCTTGACGACTGCGCGTGTTTCAGAAGCGCGCATGGCCTTTGGTCAACGCGTGGATGATCGCGGAAATCCGATGGAAGTTGAGGCCGTTTATCTGGTCTATCATCGTGGATTGCATGATACCGTTATGCAGATTTTGCAAAGCACACAAGTTGCAGAACTTGCCACCAACGCCAAGAATGTGGTCAACTTCATTCCCATCAAAGACCCGTACATGACTGGAACCGCCCCGAATTTACCCTGGTATATGTTCGCAGATTACAAGCGCAGCAACGTAATTCCGTTCATCTTGGGACGCAGGCAGGGAATGCCTGGGCCTATGATCTTGCGCCGACGCTCTGATATCGAGAGTGTTACATCCATGCTCGGTTCTGGTTCTCCTGTTGATCCAATCATGGGCGATTTTGAGACTGGAAATATCGTGCTCAAAGTATCCGATGTTTGGGGTACTTACGTGGATGGAACGGAAGGAAACCTGTTCGATTATCGTGGAGCGTACTATTCATCTGGTACAGCTCCGTAAATAAAACCATAGAAAAGTAAGGGAGCATTTCAAATGGCTACAACGAATAAAGAACTTGCTGCGCAGATTGCGCAGCTGCAGGAACAAAATAGGGTGATGGCCCAGATGCTTGGGCTGTCACCCGAATCCGGAACTGTCAACGAGACAGAGCGAGCGGATTACATAGAGCATGGTTCCGATAAACATGCTGTATTTCTTGGATTGATTGAGGTCTTAGAGGCTGATATGGAAGATGCAAAACGCAACGATTATATCCTCTATGAATCGCCGGTGTCTGGTCGTACTTGGCGACTGGAGGATGAAATTTCGCCTTTCATGGCATTTCCTAACCCCGATAAGATCGCTGCATTATATCTGAGACAAAAAGTATCATCTCTGGAAAGTGGCAAGCCCACAATTCCGGATGGTGCGCCTACCCTGCTCATGCCTCAAAGCGGTTTCTAAGAGGAGGACTTATGAACTTTCCATTAATTCGTCAACAGCCCTGGTATCCTGGTCAAATGGGTGTACCCGGGTCGGACGTTTCCAGAGGATTGCGTACACAGCCAAACGGAATCGTGCTATTCGTTGACGGAAACCATCCTAACGCAACTACAACTGCCGATGGAACTGATCCCAATAACCCGCTCTCCACAATTACCGCTGCGATGGCGAAATTGGTTGCTTTTCATGCGCTGTCAGAAGTTCAAGCCGAGGGCAGTACGATTGTGATTGCTCCTGGAACCTATACGGACTCAATTGCGATTGATCGCACAAGCTACCCGCCTGATTGTTCTATCATTGGATGCGGGAATTCCAAGTTTGATGTTGTCTGGGTTCCCGCTGCTGGTGATGCTCTTTCGATTGATCAAAGCGGTTGGTTGATCGATGGGATTCACTTCCAGCCTGCAGCCGATGGCGCAGGTGTAAAACTCACCTGGAATGCCGGTGCAGGAGCAGAAGATACGATTATACAAAACTGCTTCTTTGATGGCAGATGGGGAACAGGTTTGTATGGTGTTGAATTTGAGGGTGCTCCTGCGAATTGTACAATCCAGGATTGCCGATTTGCTGAATTCGATACCGCGCAGCCTTGTATTACCATCACCGCAACTCCCACTGCAAGCCCCTATCAAACGCACATTCTCAGGAACACATTCCAGGAGGCTGTGGAGTATATTACGATTGAGGCGGGTGGATTCAATGCCAGTATCATCGCAGGGAATCACTTTGTGCAAGCTACTGGCGATCTGGGAGCAACCACAACCTATATCAATCTTGGAACCGGATCTCTTGGATACAATCAAGTGGTCGGGAACTATTTTGATGGTGATTACTCGAATACCGGTGGCTATACAGCTGAAACAAACGGGAACGACAATTGGGTCGGGAACTTTGCAGCTGATGTAGCCGAAGCAGAAGTTGGCGACAATGGAATCACTGTTGCCGAACCTGCAGCTTAATTGATCGATGATTATTCTGGGGTTGCGTGGATGCTCTGCGCAACCCCAGAACAATCGAAAAGGAATATGTTATGCCAGCCACAAATGTAAATTGGCCTAATCCACAAATCCAAGACTCAGGTTATCCTGGTCAATTTGGAGTCCCTGGTGCTGTTGCGGAATATGGATTACGGCAGAACACGCAGGGACAGGTGTTCTATGTTGATCCTAATCATGTGGACAATAACAATCTGCGCGATGGAACTGATCCAACTGCTCCATTGACTTCAGTTGCTACTGCTCTCACGAAATGCCAACCTTATCGCGGAGATGTAATCGCGGTGATGGCGAACAATTCCTGGCAGTATGGAAATTCTGCAGATGGGAACACGGTTGCAATTTCAGAAGAAGTAACCATTACGGTTCCTGGCGTAAAGATCGTGGGCGTTTGCCAATCTGGTCAAGGTGTATATTGGTATCCTGCGAGCAATGCAGGAACGTGTATTACGGTGGCAGCGATTGATGTGACCATTGAAGGTTTTTTCTTCTCAGAAGGGCCTACGTTTGCCGGATGTAATGCGATTGCTGCAGAATGGGATGGAACTACATTGTTCGGCGAAAATCTCACGGTACGCAATTGCATTTTTGATGATACGGTTGATACTGCGATTGAACTGGATTACTCCTGGTATTGCAATATTCACGACAATCTGTTCTGGAAATGCGATGTGTACGGGATATCCTCGCCCGTTGCTGGCAGCGGAGTAGCTTTCTCCCTGATTGAAAACAACGTATTCCATGATTGCGCAATTGCGATTTCGTTGCTCGGTGGATGCGATGATAACGTGATTTCTAATAACAAGATTTACAATTCGAGCGCCCAGGGTGCTGCTGCAGCTGCCAATGAAGGAATCAACACAACTGGCGGTGACAGGAACATGGTTGCTAACAATTATTTCTCCTGCTTACTTCCGGTTCCCGCAAATGGTGATTATGACGATTTGAATACCGCAGCTGCTACCGATGCCTGGGTTGGAAATCACTGCATGAATGGATTGGCAATTACAAATCCCACCTAAAGGAACTGCAATATGAATGCTGTCAAAAGATTGATGATCAAAGGTGTTGATCAAGAAGTAGCCGAGAAGTTGGTAAAAAACGGATTGCTTACTCCACGCGCTATTCGGGAGAGTACCCTTACCAACCTCAAAGATATTACCGAATTGAGCGCCACGAAAACAAGAAATCTTAGAGATAAATTTGCTGTTTAAGCGCCTAAAAGCGCAATGCTATATTATCTATCAAATACGACTTAGAATCGCCTTAGATTTGATCTGGGCGCTGCAGGGAGCGTACCCGAATGACTTGTACAACTCGATATGCAGAAGCGTGGGAATATGGGGCTTTCTTTTGCGTGGGGAATCTTCTTGCTGGCGTACATGGGGGCGCTGGCCCTGCAGATGCAGCTTTGTCAGATGCGGACGGAGATTTCATCACGCGCGGCATTCGTCCGCTCATTGGTCAAGTTCTCTATAATCTTACACAAGCCACCAATGGATTAGTAACTGCCGTCACGGATACCACGATTACGGCGGTAGGTGTGACTTGGGATGCGCTCGATGAGTATCGAATTAGTACCATGAATGCCAGCGAATTGATTACCGCCGAACACTATCTGGATATTACCGCTGTTGATATTACGATCGCTCTGCAATCTGTGGCAGCTTGTGACTGCAATTGGTGGCCGAACTTTTCTGGTTGGGCTAAAAAGATCAACATTATCGAGGCAGCGGTTTTGCACAAATGCCCCTGCGCATCCCCACAAATTGACGCTGCGCAACAGCAAATTCTGCTCCAATGGGCCGATGATCAATTGGAGCGTATTCGCATGATGGAATTTGACCCATGCTTGGGGCATACGGGAAAAGATTTTCCTGTCACTGGATGGGCAGAGCAAGCCACTACTCCGTTTGCAGCTGCAGATATTATTATCAACTCTTTTTTGAAGGATGGATAATGGCTTGTACTGGATGTGGGAACGGGATCTCATCGCTGCAGCCTTCCAGGAAAAACGGGGGGCTGTATATCTTGCAATATATCGGTGCTGCTCCTGCTGTGACCGTGTTGGGAACAAAGACAGGAACCGCATATTCATTCGGCACTGGAAAACTAGAGTTCTTCGTTGATTATCAGGATATGACAGGATTATTAGCGGACGAGCAACACGGAATGGATCTCAGGATAAAACAGTGACCGAGCAATTATTGGAACTTATTTGCATCTCTTTGGCCAGCGCCTTCTTGGCGAATCTCATTACATTGCAGAATGGGCCGATGATGATCTTTTCCGCGTTGCGAATGCTCGTGGGTAGCTGGACGGCAAAACGATCAAATCGAATATCTGGCTTAATTACTCATGGAGCGCTGCCTGAATATCGTATGAAATGGGAATTGCGCAAGAACAAGATATACAAAAGCATCGCAGAAATCTTCTCTTGCCCCTGGTGCTTGGGTCCCTGGATTGTATTTATTTTTGTGGCAATTTTTGCCAATGATCGATTGATATTTAATTGGCTTGTGGCGAGCGGTTTGTTATATGTGTTTCTTGGAGTTATGAATGGGCGTTCTAAGTAGCAAAAAATCTCCTGAATATCTGCAGCAAATCAGGAATCGTGTTCCGGAAACGCCATATGCGTTGCGGGATTCTTTTCTAACCCCGCGCTTACCAGGAGCGGTGAATGGAACCGCTGCAGAACCTGGGCCTGGAACTCGTACTGTAGTGGATACTGGGAATCTTTTGAGTATTACAGATGGATATGCGGTTTTACCTGCAACTGCTCTTTTGGGTGATCCTGCAATTAGGTACAACAGCAAGAGTAGAGAAGTTGGTGATATTCTTATTTTCAGGGATGTGATTATTCGAACACTAAACGGCGGTATTTGTTATATTGGGTGGGACAATAATACGGTATCTGTTTTCTATGATTGTATCATTCCTTATTTCGGAGCATTTCATCCAGGCGAAGCAGGAGCAACAAACTTGTCATCTGACTTTTATGAATACACAATAAATTCGTCTTATGACTTAGCGATGCTATCAAGGCAAGCTGGATATTTTTGGTTTGTGAAAGACAACGATAATAAGTGGGAATTATGTTTCGTTTCTAATACTAGCAATATTTCGAGTTATTATCCTGGGCTTTCTAATCGATTAAATGTAACTTCATTTTTGTATAATGTTGGCGAAATCTCTATTCCCAAGAAACTTTGGCTCCCTGCTCCCCTACTCTCAGACGGATTCGGAACGGTTCCGGATGTGATTGATTACGGCGGTGTAAATGATGGAACTCCAACCAGAGTCGGGTTCGGCGGGGATGCTCGCAAAGCATTTTTTGATGGCACGAACTCTTTTGTAGATATCTACTCTGCAGATTTGAATAATAAATTTAACGGAAAAGAGTTTTCGTGCATTGTGCGAAGCAAAGTCTCTGATGTGGCTGTTTGGACTGATGGAACAACTAGATATTTGATTCGGTTTTTTGTAGATGCAAATAATAGTTTCTATATATCCAGAGTAGCTGCAAACAATCGTATTCAATTTATTTATGAGGCTAATGGGGTTGTGGCAACAATGAACGAAACTTCGTATGCTGGCGAAGTTGGTTGGTTTACTTCTGGCATTACAGGATCAGATACAAACGATCAAGCTAGAGCATACAAGAATGGCGTTGAAATAGCAGCATCGCCAGCGGTAAACGCAGGTGTATGGACAGGAAATTTAACTTCGTCAGCCGTAGTTATTGGTGCTGGAACTACTGCTCCAATCAATGTTTGGGATGGCTGGCTCTCCGATGCGATTCTACTCTACGGCGTGGTAGCAACCCCCGCACAAATGGCAACCATGCACACTCATTTGGACGCGGGAACTCTTACCGAGCAAATCCTGGACGCTGAATTCGGCGTAAATAATTGGTCATGGTGGAAATTGAACGAAAGCTACCAGAGCGATGGATTGGGTCATGCCGAGGGGATAGCAGGAGGAATCGGTTCCGGTGGCGCAGGGCTGCAATGGGAGCAGCCTATTGGCGCATTTGACATTAATTCATCTGATCAATTTGAATGTGATCTTATAGAAAATCCTGGTTGGGGTAATATTTCGATAGCAGTTGCGGAATGCAAAACGCAGGATGTTGTAATTACATGCGATGGATGGGCAGCTTGCGGTCCATGTGCAAGATATTTAGATGAAGACAATCTTGTAATGTTATATAACAACGGTGCTGGAACGGTGGTTCTTCGCGAGATCGTTGGCGGTGCTATAAATGTATTATTAAGTGTTGCTGCAGTTTATGTTCCTGGTGGGAATTTGCGTCTGATTGTAGATGGACAAAACGTTAGAGCATATTACGAAGATGTTCTTATTGGAACAGCGGTAATTAATAGCACATTGAAAAGCACAAAGCATGGAGTATCTGCAATTGCAACTCCAACTAGATGTGACAATCTCACCATCTACGCCCGAGGCACAAACGGCGAATACGAAATCTTGGAGAGTTTTTAAAGCATGGGAATTCTGACCAGTAAAAAATCCCCTGAATATCTGCAACAGATGCGAAATCGAAAACCGGATCTCGTTTATTCTTTGCGTGATGAATTCCTTACTCCCAGACTTCCAGGAGCGATCAACGGAACCGCTGCAGAACCTGGGCCTGGAACGCGTACGGTTGTGGATACTCTGAATTTGTTGGATATGGGGCGTGGTCGATTATCTGTACATGGATTGAACGCAGTTGGCGATCCTGGATTGTGGTACGGTTCGATATCTCGAAACCCTGGTGTAATTTTTAAAGCGATCACAAAACACATTTACGCTTTATCTAGTTGGATGATCGGATTTGATACAAATCAAGCCGGAGCTATCAATGAATGTGCTTTTTGGTTATCTGGTGGAGTTTTTAGAATCAATGATGGAGCTGCAGGTGCTGCGTCAAGCGCAGTTTTTACTGCATCCACTAATATATCTTACGGTATTGTTTATGCTTTGCGAACGACTGGTGCTTTGTTTTTTTATAAAGACGGTGACACTAATTATAAACTCGCTTGGATTGGATCATCAGGAGTAAATGTAACATTATATCCTGGTGCATCGTTTAACGGTTTACTGTCTGATATTTCCGAAATCTCAATTCCCAAAAAACTCTGGCTCCCTGCTCCCCTGCTCTCCGATGGATTCGGGACGGTTCCGGATGTGATTGATTACGGTGGTGTGAATGATGGAACGCCAACCAGAGTCGGGTTCGGCGGAGATGCTCGCAAAGCATTTTTCGATGGCACAAATTCTTTTGTGGATATCTACTCTGCAGATTTGAATAATAAATTTGATGGTGCGGAATGTTCCGCAATTGTGAGAGCGAGAAATGATTGGGCAGACGCGTCCGTAGATTATATGTTGAATTTGAGTGTTGGCGCATTCTCTGATGGTATTGGTATTTCAAAGTCAGGAGCAAACACAATTACATTCAATCGATGGGGTGGTGGTGTTACAGAATCAGTGGTAAAAGCTGCGGTTATTACAACATCTACTATGACATTGGGGCTTACTGTTTCCGAATTGGCAGATGAGTTTAAGGCATTTTACAATGGAGCACAAGAAGGGTTGACTCAAAATGCACTTGGTGTATTCGCAGGAAATCTATCAAATCAAAGGTGTTATATCGGTGATAGATTTGTTGCACATTCTGCGCCTTATTTGGGCTGGCTCTCAGATGCAATTATTCTTTATGGCGTAGTGGCAACCCCTGCTCAAATGTCAGATATTCATACTCATCTGGACGCGGGAACCATGACAGAATCATGGCTCAACAGCACTTTTGGGCCTGGAACATGGTCATGGTGGAAATTGAATGAAAGCTACGAGAGCGATGGGTTAGGTCATGCTGAGGGGATAGCAGGAGGGATTGGTTCCGGTGGCGCAGGGCTGCAATGGGAGCAGCCTATTGGTTCATTTGACATTGTCTCTAATGCGCTGCATTGTTCATTTCTCGAATCAGAACCGCTTAGTGGAGCATTCCTTGCCATAACAATTAATGATATCAAAACTGCGGATGTAATTGTAACCTGTGAACCTCAAATCGCTTTATGTGGGTTGGCTTTAAGATATGTGGATAATGCTAATTATATAAGAGTATTCCACGATGGGGGCAATGCTGTTTTACGACAATACATTGGTGGTGCACCCACTAATCTAATAAGTGCTGCAGCTGTATTTGGGGCGGGGCAAGAATTAAGGGCAATACTGGAGGGTGCTACTGCGCGTCTTTATTACAATGATGTACTGATTGGAACTGCCGTGGTAGATAGTTCCTTGGTTGGCTCCACAAGACACGGTGCTTATGGAGGGGGGATAAATACTGCTGTCGATAATCTCACCATCTACGCCCGAGGCACAAATGGAGAATACGAAATCTTGGAGAGTTTTTAATGTTAGCTTATGTACTGATTAACAAATCGATTGCACAAGCAGCTGTGGATGCGCTGGATTACGATACGGGAGAGATTGTTACGGTTCCCATGCGTGACCCCATCTACGAAGAGCGCCCCATCCTGGACGAGAACGGGGAACCCACCGGAGAAACGCAGACCGTTTTTATCGGATGGGGAGAAGTCTACGAATTGGAAGTAGAAAAGCGCTCTGGTGGATACGCTCAAATTGGAAGATTAGGAAATTGGTTCTGTTTGCTAATGACAAGTTCTACGGCGAGATTGGCAACGATAGCAGAGCAGGCCGGCGATGATCTCATTCCTTTGGTAACAATCCAGAATACCGAGGACGGTGATTTGCGCTGGAAGGTGCGCATTAGCACACAAAACGTTAGCAGAATCAATACGTGGTTAGAAAATCATGGATACCCAACGCTTCCAGGAACCTGGACATACGCTCAAATTGTGCGCGCTCTGATTGGCTTATTTGCAGGAGAGCAATTTGACATTAAAGATTTTTCTATTTTAGCGAGCGAGGATTAAATGGCGCTCATAGTCAAAGCACTCACGCCCAAGAAATTCAAGGATGATGTATTTCGCAAAGAGATCTTTATTACTGCGAAAACTACGGCGCGTGATATTCGCAATGATTTTCAAAAGACGGTCAGCACCTGGGAGCGCAAACCTAAATTTGAAATGATCGTGGCGGTAGGTCCTAATTCCATTGATATTTATGTGGGAACAGACGATGAGATATACGGTTATGTAGATCGCGGCACAAAAGAGCATATTATTCAACCCAAGAAACCGGGTGGAGTATTAGCATTCAAATCTCAGTATAAACCCAAGACCATCCCGAACATGATCGGCTCGCGTTCCGGTGGTTCTTCTGGGAATACTGTGTTTGCATCCTGGGTGATACATCCAGGAACGAAAGCAAGAAATTTCGATAAGGTAATTCAGAAAAAATGGACTCCAATTTATAAGCGCAGGATGGAACAAGCGATTTCTCGTGCGAATAAAAAATCGGGCCATTCATACAATTAGTGTAGGAGGTTCTTCATGAGTGATAATTTCTTAGCAGGTGAAGGCGCAATTTTTGTTCAACCGGATGGAGCGAATACACAGCCCCGCTATTTGGGCTGTCATCAGTTATTGGGGATTGATGTTCCCAAAGGTGATGTCACGCTCTATTATTGCCCTGATCCATCTGCCCCAAACAAATTTGTGGTAGACAACTCTTCACAAGCTGCCCCTGGCCCCGTAACTTTCGATATCGAGATGAAAGTTGGGCGCACAGCGGATTGGCTTGAAAAGGTATCGTGTCCAGTTCCGGTTCATGTACTCATGAACAAATGTGGACGAAAAGACACCTTTGTTTTCGAGCGCGCTTATTCGCTCCCCGCAACATATATTACGAGCGAATCAATTGCAAATCTGGCCGCGCGTACCCCTGATTCTCAGGATGAAGTTCTCAGTACCTTCTCGATGGCATCTGAGGCGATGTTTAAAGGGTTTGAGATGGTGGGGCAGCGAAAAGCAACCACCGAATCGCAAGCGCTCAACTGTATTGCGAGTTGCTCTGATCCTGCTTGTTCTGGCGATTGCGGAGATTCGAGTGATTTCTGCGATGTTCTGGTGATTGGATGCGAGGCAGCTGGCGGGTTGACCGCGAATGTTCTGCGCTCAACAGATCATGGAGCAAACTTTGCTGCTACTGCTGCTGATCCTTTCGCTGCAGACGAGAACATTATGAGCATTGTTTGTTTCCCTGTTGACAAGAATATAACTCGTATTCTATGTATTCGGGATGCTGATGTTGCCGATAATGCAGAGGTGGCGTATTCGGATGATAACGGCGCAACCTGGACAAACGCGGACATTGCTACTGCAAACAACGTGGGTGCTGTGGGATTCCGCGCTCTATTCGCTTACGATCCTAGCAATATTTGGGCTGTTCTGGAAGGTGGCAACATTGGGTATTCGTCCGATGGTGGCGCAACCTGGACGCTGCAGGATGCTGGAACCGTAACTGCGAACGATTTGTACGGTGTGCATTTCATCGATGCAAATAATGGTTTCGCAGTTGGCGATACGGACACGATCATTCGAACCATCGATGGTGGCGATACCTGGGATACGGTTACTGCTACCGGTGGCGGGAACGGATTGGTATCCGTTTGGATGATTGACCGCAATCGTATTTGGGTTGGTGACGATGCAGGAGAACTGTATTACACAAATGATGCAGGGACAACCTGGGCACAGCGGACATATCCTGCAGGAGCAGCGGGTAGTGTTCTTGATGTTAGATTCATCAACGAACTTTATGGTTTCTTGATTGGCACCAGTTCAAGTGATGCAATCCTGCGCACAATTGACGGTGGCTATACATGGCAAACAATCACGATCACCGCTAACAGCGGATTGAATCAGCTTGTATTGTGTGGTGAGAATGAACTGTTTGGCGTTGGCGAAGTTGATGCTGCTACCGGAATGATTATTAAGGCATCGAATTAGTCATTCGTGCCACTAGGAGGCATAACAATGGCTAAGAGCTTTTTGGCGGGTGCGGGTGCTATCTGGGTTCAACCAGATGGCCCCAACTCGCAGCCTTATTTTCTGGGTTGTCACGCATTGGGAGATATTGAGCGCCCCAGAGGGGACGCTACTTTGGTATTCATTCCTGATGTGGAGCATCCTAACAACTTCATTCCACTAGATATCTATGCGTCTGGTGGCCCTGGCCCTGTTTCAACAACGATTGAATCAGTTATAAAATCTGCAGCTGATTGGCTGGAATCAGTCAATTGCCCAATGCCGATTTATATCAATCAGGTGCTATGTGGTCGTCAGGATGTATTCGATAATTGGGATCGTGCTTTCATTCTGGATAAGGCAATCGTGACGAGCGAATCCTTGTCCGGAATGGTGATTATGTCAGCGGACGATCAAGATCGATCAATGCAGTCGTTTGATGTATCTGCTAAGTTGATGCACCGATTGTTCCCGCTTTCAACCGGATCTCAGAATATCATTAGTGTGGCTGGACAAACCGGATTGTCAGTAGCATTCTCTGGTTCAAGAAAATGTTATGGTCAATGCGGGAATGTGCATTCTGCAAACCAAGATGGGTATCTTGGAGTTACCGGATTGATTGGATCTCCCACGAATCTGTATTACACAGATGATGGGGGTCTGGTCTGGTTCCCAACTGCAACAAATCCATTCCAATCTCACGAGGATGTTTCTGGCGTGGTTGATGTTCAAATCGCGAAAAATTCGTATCGTGTAATTGTGACGCGTGGAACTCTGGATGGATTGAATCCCGCCGAGATTGCGTATTCAGATGATCGCGGAGCAACGTTTACGAATGTGAATGTGGGAGCGGTGAATGGTCAATATGCAATTGGAACCGGACAACCGCTCTTTGCATGGAATGGATCAAATATCTGGCTTGTTACAACCGGTGGTTATATCTATTTCTCGAAGGATGCAGGTATTACCTGGACAGCACAAGAAAGCGGAGCAACCACTACTCAAAATTTGCATTCGGTGTATTTCGTGGATGATAAGGTTGGTTTTGCGGTGGGCGATAATAACGCGATCCTGCGCACAACCGATGGTGAGAATTGGAGCGCCCTAACGGGTCCAGCTGCAGAGAATTTGAGCATTGCACAAGCGGTGTTTGCGTTTGATCGCAATCGCATCTGGATTGGATACGATTCTGGGAATCTCTATTTCTCGAATGATGGAGGTGATTCTTGGTTTGAGCGATCTTATCCTGGTTCTGGAACAGGCGAGATCCAGTCGATTCAATTCTGCAACGAATATGTTGGTTATATCTCGCATATCTCTACCGGTGGTGCTACTGGAAGTTTATTCCGCACGATCAACGGTGGGTGGAGTTGGATAACCCAATCTCTCCCATCCGGAACCGGAGCGCTGTATGATATTCACGTGACAAATTGCAACAATATCTATGTAGCAGGAGATTTGTAAGATTTTATCTGCAGGGAGTTTTTAGCAGCATAGTCCGGACTGAGAGACAGTCACTGAGTAGGGTTCGCTCCCTGACCTACTTGGTGACTGCCTCACATTTGCAAGGGAGCAAATTATGACGAAGAAAGAGAAAGCGCAAGAGCAAGAGCAAGAAGAACGGGAACCCATTTTTCATACAACTAGAATGGGTCATACAATTGAGATTTTACCTATCCCTCCGTTTTTGATGGATAAAATCAACGCAAGTATAAAGTATCCGGAAATCCCCACCTACGAAGCAAAAACCGCAGCGGGTGAAATTGAGATTTTCCCGCACGATGAAACTACGCTCGAATCCGATGAGGATCGCAAAGCATGGGCAGCTTACCAGAGCGCTCTAACAGCAGCGAGCGAAGCGGAAAACGATATCATGATGCGAACCATGATGTTAAAGGGAATTGACGTTAAATTGTCTGGTGATGCTTTCGAGAACTGGAAGGATGAGCAGGAATATCTGGGTTTAGAAATCCCAACAAATAAATCTGCGCTAAAGGTTTATTACATTGAAACCGAAATACTTGGCAACAATCAGGATATCGCCGATATTATGACAAAAATTGTTGAGGCCAGCGGAGTATCTCAGGAGGTTGTCGCTAACGCGAAAGAAAAATTTCGGAGTGCAGTATCAGGGGAAACCCCTGAGTCAATTGAAGCTGAAACCAGGGAAATGGACGCATAATCAGAGATTCACGGAACTGGAAGTATGCGAAAAATGGCAGATACGCCCCACTGAATTTTGGACGCAGTGGAATGAAGTTGACAAAGCATACGCTATTGCGAAATTGCAAGCTAACGCAGAAATCGCAGCTTATGAAAATCAGGTTCACGAAGATGAAATGCGCAGAAAAAACAGACCGTCAAGCAATGCAGGTAGAAATTTCAAAAGGCGATAGATGGTAGAGAAAACAGGATTACAAGCAGTCTTTGAAACTAAAGAATTCCAGCAAGGACTGGAAATCTACAAAAAGGGTATGCAGGATGCGTTAAAGATAACCACCGAATCTACGGGTGGTATGTCAAGCGCGGGAAAAGAACTTGGCGGTATCATGGGAACCGGCGTATCTGGTGGCGCGGTGGCTGCTGGCGCTGCTCTGCTTGGCGTGGTCGCGATTGGAAAACAGGTAATTGAGGCATTCATGGGGATGGTCAGAGGGATAAAAGATTTTATTGGAGAATCTATTAATCTCGCATCCCGTTGGGTTGAACTTGATATGGTTGCGCAACTCATGGGGCAGCGCGTAGGAATGACGACAGAAGAAGTCCACGCGCTAACCCAAGAATTGCAAGACGCTGGAATTAGAGCAGATGTAGCCAGCAAAGCGATTGCGCAATTCGTGCGTATGGAAATGTCGCCCGATTTGTCGCTTGCTCTTGGAAAGGTCGCGCAGGATTTGGCGGTGGTTTCAAAAGATGGCGCGGATTCATCTGAAACACTTGATCGTTTGATGCTCGGTATCCAGAGATTATCACCCCTTATTCTGCGTACCGCAGGAGTAAATGTTGATCTGCAGAATTCGTTCAAGGATTACGCCGCTACGCAAGGCATTGTCAATCGAGAATTGACGCAAGCGGAGAAACAACAAGCAGCCTATAATGCGGTACTGGAAGAGGGGGCAAAGGTTGCTGGCGCTTATGATATCGCAATGGAGAGCGCAGGAAAACAAATGCGTTCTCTTTCCGGACGAGAAATTCCCACTCTCAAAAATGCGATGGGCGCTCCATTCCAGGGTGCATTCCTGAATGTTGCCAAAGCTGCGAGAGAGGTAGTAAGTTCCTTCACCGAGGCGATTTCAGAAGGTGGCGCTCTGTATCCCATGATGGTTAGATTGGGAGCGATTGCGGACATTATCACCGAGGCATTAGCGAATCTTGCCACAAATGGAACTAAGGCTGTAATTGCATTTCTGGGAAATCTATCATCCACCTTTGGCGATTCTGTTCAATCTGCGTTTGATTGGGGATTCGAGTTGGTTGTCAATTTTGCGCAAGGTATCATCGATGCAGCTGCCAGCGTATTGGTGCAAGCGATCAATTATTTGGGTAGTATCCTCGCTGGATGGCTTGCTCCTGGATCTCCTCCTAAAGTTGCCCCCGATATTATCAAATGGGGAGTTGGGGCAATGAATGAATACCTAAAGGGATTTACATCCGCTGATTTCGGGATACTAAAAAGTATTCAATCCCCACTAAAAAGCGCCTTTGATCTGATGGTAAGCACCGGACAAAAAACACGCAAGCAAGCGAGCGAGGCATTCTTGGGTTTGACAGAAGATATCGCCGAGGCGTTATCTGGCGGAGATGCTGGCGAGGGATTATTTAGTAAGATTGCATCACAAGCGGGGCAATTCGGGAATGAGATCGCCGATTTGGTACGAGATCAATTCGCTCTGGCAGGTGCTACGAATGAGGTTGCAGCTGCGCAGGAGCGCGTAAACGAAGCATTTGAAGATCAACAGAGAGCAGAACAATCTGTTAGAGATTTGACCAACGAATATAATCGCATGTTGCGAGCGGGTGCATCCGATGAAATGCTACAAGCGCAACTCGCACAAATCAACGCGTCTGAGGAGCAGGCGCTCATTGCAGCTGATCAAAAATCTGCAGCGGAGCAGGAACTTGCCGACAAACAGGAAATGCTGTCTGTTTTACAGGAGCAGGTAAAACTGCAAAGCGAATTAGTAAAACAATTGCTAGATCTCGCTAAAATGGCAATTATCCCTGGGCAAACGATTCCTGGCGGTGCTGGCGGTGGCGTAGGAACAGAAACACCCGGTGGCGGTGGCGCGGGATTTGAGATTGATACAAGCTTGATATCTGACAAGATGAAAGAAGCAGTCGAGGCAGCGAAACGGGCGTTCCTTGAAAAATGGGAGGAGATGAAACGGATTGTCAAGGAAAAATTCAACGAAGCATTTGGACCTGCGATTGAAGAAGTCAAAGCAGCCTGGGGAGATTTTATTTCCGTTGCTAAACAATTTTATGACGAGAAACTTGCTCCAACATTTGAGGCGATTCGCTTATGGGTTACGGAAACGCTCCCTGCTGCTTGGGCAGTATTTACCGCAAATCTAGCAGCGGTTTGGACATTCTTGAAAACTCTATTTGTGCCAGTATTGGAAGAACTTTGGGGAGCAATCAGTGATGTGTGGGAAATCTTGACGTTATCTCTAACTCCTGCATGGGATTTGTTTCATCAAACGATGGGATTGCTCTATTTGTTTATCAAGACATTTTTCTTAAAAAAATTGGGAGAAGTTGGAGAAAAGTTCGATGGACTGGAATATTTAACAAATCTCTGGAAACTTGCAATCCTGGCGCTCAATGCGGGATTGTATTTGGTGAACGCGCAGCTGAAACGCTTTCGTGATTTCCTGGAAAAGATTAGAGATCTGATTCTGAATATGCCATCTTACAAGGATGTTACTAAACAATCTCCGGTTCCAATGGCAGAGGGATTAGCACTTGTCAATTCACAGATGCGGGAATTCAGAAAAAATCTGGTAGGAACAAAGGTTGCTGTTGGAGAATTGAACGCAATGAATGTATCCAGCATGATCAATCCGCAAGTTGGTGGTACGTCCATGATTAGCCCATCCAGAACCAATGTGATGAATCTGCAGCAACAAAACAATATTCAATCGCCGATGGATTTAGCTACATTCCGCGCGATGTTTAATCAAGTTGTGCGTGAACAGTTTGCGGGAGTTTAGCGTATGTGGTCAAAGCTGATTGTCACCGATGGAACAAAAACAGGAACAGTGGATTTGCTCCGAATACTAAAAGAGTGGTTGCCAACATTGGCAGCTGCAAAAGAATCCGGATATTGGTCTGGTTCATCTTTCACGCAGGGTCGCCAACTTTATGACAAGCAATTTGAAAACGTTATCGATACTTTCATGCTGGATATTTCTACCGGAGAACAATCTGATACTATCGCTCTGGTGAACCTGCTCATCGAATTGCTTGACAAAGCGGTTTCCTATTGGACAACGGACGAGCAAACTGATCCTGTTTGGCTGGAAATGCGCCCCGAATGCCAGGATGAATCCCAATATGCAATTATCATGGAGTATTCTCTACCGCAAATTGACGAGATCTTTGCACCGCCATTCTCTGGTTCCGGTTTGCTTGAAGGCATATCTCTAATCATAGAACACGGATTGTGGTCAGAGAATGAACCTACGAGCGCCACAGCGATAGAATTGAGTGGTGGTAATAGCTTGATTTCAGAAAGCACAGACCGCAAATCAGTGTGGTTATCGAATTATTACGATGATTCCCCGCTAACACATATTTTCGTATATGATGCTTCTGGGGGAACTTATACAAATATCACTGGATTAAGTGGAGTGAATTTATTGCCTGCGGTTCCAGCTGCAGGTGATTTTCTGTACATTGGTGTACAGGATGATGGAACCAATTCTCCATTTGACAATATTGTTTTCAATATTGGAACCGCAGCCAGCGGATTAACGCTAACTCCTGAATATTCTACTGCTGCTGGATGGGCTGCTCTTCCAGTTGCTGGATATGGTTTCAGGGATGATACGAGTTTATTTACGAATACCGGCAGAAATATTATTGTATTTGATCCTGTTGGCGGGGCAAATCCCTGGTCAAGTAGAGTTGTAAATGGTGTCACAGCATGGTGGATTCGATTTTGGGTACAGATTGCAGTCGCTCCTGTATGCCCAACGCAACAAACGGATGCGATTTATACCAACCAGAATTCATTCTTTGAATTAGCATCTGACCAGATCTCAGGAACATATCCTGCGCAAGCCAAAATAGAATTATGGCGTAGGGATAATTCTAATAGTTTCAATGCTGCATTCATTACGCAAGGAACACAGGTTGTGGCTGGATTGCGCTCTCTTGATCGTGGAGCAGGATTTCAAGCATTCTTGAATACCTATAATAATGCTACGCCTACGGGTGTATCCTGGACGAATGGCGGGGCAAGTGCAACTGTGACGAATTTATATGCTCCCACTTACCGTTTTGTGCGTTGGTCGTCTGGTGGCGTAGTTGCTCGCCCTGGAACAGCAATCGGATACTGGACAATCTCTGATCCAACATCCAGAGCGTATACTGGAAAATATCGCGCATTCCTGAGAGTGACGCAACAAGGAACCTTGGGAGATATGGAGGTGCGTCTTGGGATTGGAGCGGGTGGATTTGGTTCAACATCTTATTTCACAGAATGGAAACGGTGTTCCACTACCGCAAATGTGGCGCTCTTTCAAACTTTCGATATGGGTATTGTAGATATTCCTGCGCCTAATCCTGCGATTGCAAATTATGCTTATGATGTTTTTATTTCCGTTTGGGGAACAGATGACGGTGGCGTTAGTAATATTCAAATATATGATTTGGTGCTCATCCCCATCGATGAATGCCCTTTTGATGCGCAGGTAGTAACTGCTACCCCACTGTTTGATTTATTCAATATAAACAATCTTTTGGTTCCGGATAGCATTACATGGCCAAAGATGGATATTGCCACTCCGAATCTTTCTGAATTGCTAGATGGAACATCAAAAACATATCAAGCAAATTGGCAAACCAGAACTCCTGGCGAGATCTTCTGGCAGCATGGAAAAGATCAACGCTTATGGGTTCTTCTGCTATACAATTATAATTATTTGACTGGTGGCGAGGTTGAATATTCGGGCATCTTTCACTCTGCGATTACTGTTAGAGCATGGCGTAATCAACGCTATAAAATGCTGCGCGGAGAATTATGAGTCAAATAGGTAGCTTTTTCTCACAAAAGGGTATTTCTATTTCTGCGTTTGATCCTGCGATTGATCCTGCAGGAGGAACATATAACCCAACTTATCAACCGTTTGACAAATCTCTAACGCATAGATTGCAGAGTTATTCTCATGATAAGGATGCAGTATGGGGATATAAATCGATTAGCATTACAATTACGGGGGAATTATTAGGGTATCTTGACAAATGGTACGATGAAGGTCTGGGAGTTCACGTTGAGGCATATGATCAATCGGGGCGCGTGATTGTTGCTGGATTTGTAAATCGAATTACACTAGAAAGCGGAACCATATCAGCAAGTCGCGGCCCATTGATTGATTTGTGTAATCGCTGCAGCGTGATTTATACACCCATCCTGGATGTTTCCGTTTCGCCTCCATTGACAGGAGCAGAGAAAAGCACAGTAATTGTAGACGATGATCCAAGTCAACAGAAATATGGAATCATAGAAAAGGTGCTTTCTGGTGGGCAGCTGCTAGATGATGGCACAACCGATGAGGCAGAAGATTATCGAGATCGTTATATAGACGAAAATCGAGAACCAGGAACCGGAGACAAAACGCTTAGTTTTGGAAATTCCGGAAATGCTACTATTCAACTTGAAATCTTGGGATATTACGCTTGGCTTAATTTATATATTTATTCAACGATTGCTACCGGAACAACAACTATTTCTGCAAAAATGCAATCTGTTTTGGGTGCGGACCCTAACGGGATATTCAGCACAAACTATTCTGAGATTGAAACCAACAATCTGCTAACGATGGCTTATGATAACGATAATAGAACCGCACAAGCGATCATTGAACGCATGGTTGAGCGGGGAAATGACACGGACGATAGGCGCAGAATTTTTGGTATATTTGACAGACAGCGAGCAGTATATAAAACCATTCCGGATGAATTCGATTATCTGTATAAGGTTTCTAGCAGAGATCAAAAGATTCGGCGCTATGGAACAGGAGATGCGGGTGCTGTTGTTGAACCCTGGAATGTTGATGCGGGTAAATGGTTGTTTCTGGGTGATTGGTTGCCTGGAAGATTGACAAGCACAATCAACAAAAAAGATGATCCGCGCGCTATGTTCCTTGATAGCGTTTCTTATTCTGCTCCGTATGGATTATCGCTCAACGGAATCGGGATTAGTGAATTATCCCAATATTTAGCAAAACTTGGAGTTGGGTAAATGACCAACAATCAGAAGAACGATTCTATGATGCAACAAGTAGATTCTCAGTATCGGAGAACCTATGCTCCCAATTATGCTTGGGCAGATGTGATGGGCGCTTACACTATGATTCCAGGATTGCGCGGTTTTTGGCCTATGTCAACGGTCGATTATCAGGGGAACGCATTTGATTTTTCAGAAATAAGTCAAACGTTGACCTACGCTGGAAATCCAACCTATAATTTGCAGGGGCTTGCACCTTATATTGATCTTGATGGAACCGGAGATTATCTGTTTAGAAACGATCGCGCAGATTTGGATATTCTAGGAACAGAAACATATATTGCTCCTGCTTTGCAGGGAATGACCGTTGGCGGGTGGTTCTATTTTGATGTTTTGGGCTCAGTTGATATTCTTATGGCGAAAAGCGATCTGGGCGCACAACAATCATTTTTATTGTCAAAAAGTGTGCTTGATGTGATTAGCTTTTCAACCTATGCTGCTGGTGGAGGTGGTGGGGCTGCTACTGTTGGAGCAAACACGGTAGCTGCAACGAACTGGTATTTCATCGTGGGTAGATTTGATACGACTGCAAATGAGATGGATTTATTTACAGATGATGCGATTGAAAATCTTGCTGCAGGTGTTCCTGCTGCTATTTTCAACTCTACCGCCCAATTTACAATTGGCGCATCTTCTGGCGGTACATTCCCATTGAATGGGCGCGCGACGCTTTGTTTCTATACTGCAGCTGCGCTCCCAACAAGTTATATTCTTTCTCTATTTCATATTAGCAGAGCATTATTCGGGAAATAAAAAATGACTAACGGAACCGGATCAACAATAGACAGCATCGAAAAGATTTTAACGGGTGATGAACCTCTCCCAGAGAGAACAAGCAATACTTTGCTTTTGGCTGCAATTAGAGCAAATTATCAAGCGAATGTTTGTACTTCTGATTTGCTCCTGGAACAGAGAGACAATATAAACAATCTTAACACAGCACTTAAGCTGCAACAAAAACAAATGGATGATATCGAAAAGAAATCAAACAGATTCGATTTCCTGATTACCCTGCTTGCTGGCGTAGCGTCCAGCTTAGGTTTTTATTTTGGTCAAAAATAATTTTGTGGTATAAATGTCAATGAAGTAAGGGAGCGTTGTCATGAAGTTATCACGATCTGATTTTCTCAAATCAATGGGGGTTGTTGGATTTTCTGCTTTTTTTGGTGGCGATCAACCACCGGAACCCACCGAACACACCGTTTATCTTCCCGCCGTTTCTAATTGTGGTTCGAGCGATTATGCAAAATTGGTGGAATATGCGGTTCCATTTGGTCACATATCCCCTGGATTTACGTTTGTGGATTTTCCCTCATGCTCAAAATATATCTTGGAATGCACCGCTCGCATGAAATCAGAAATGGGCTGGATGCCCTGGATTCGATTCAACGATAACCGGAATTCTGTTTATCAGCAAGGGCAATTCCTAACCTGGGGTGATATAGATGCAATAGCAAACGACGACAATTGTTTTGATCGTGTCTGGTTAGCTAATGTAATCCCACCAGATGATGATGATTTTCCGTATTCATTCAAGATGGAAGTGCAGAATATCGGAGAGATGTATAAATGGTATTCTGTACGGGGAACCGCTGGAACTTCCACATCCAGGATAGTTGTATTTCAGATATCCGGTGTATTCAAGAGTATCAAACCGATTGAACAAATTGATCTAGGGATAAACTACCCAACCGGATTTTTCAATTCCGATTCCGTGGTTGCTCTGTATGGTGTGAAATGACAGAATTCGCGATTTCTCCTGCAGGAATTACTTATCCGCGCGTGAATATGCGCGATGAGTACGGCAGAGATCCGGTTCCTTACGAATCTCCACGTATCGTTGATCGGGTTATATCGATGCTCATTCAAGCAACCGCAGCCAAAGAATCGTGGTTGCGGGGCATCGATCTGTCAAAATGGAATGGTGTTGTTGATTGGGGAGCAGTAGTTGAGCTGTATGATTTTGCTTTCATCAAAGCGTGTCAGGATAGAACGATAGATTCCCAATATGATCGTAATACTAATGAAGCTGCAAAGCGCAATTTTGATTTTGGGTTATATGCGTTTACTGATCCTCAGTATTCGAGCGGAGGAACGCAGGGTAAATTTTTTGCAGATTTGGTTGCGGGTAATCTATCGATGGTGATGGATGCTGAAAGAACGGGAGGTAAAACTGCTGCTCAATTAACCCTGTGGTATGAAGATTTCTATAACGAACTTGATTATGAATTACCAAAAAAGAAAAAGGATACTTATAATCGCTCATCGTTCTGGAACCCGAATGTGTCGCGAGACAATCTCATCAAAGCGAATACGGGATTGTGGATTGCGCGTTATGCTGATTGGCTTGCTGGCCCCTGGGCAGATGGGAAATATATCCCGTTAGATTGGGATGATTGGGTTCTCTGGCAGTATACGGATCGCGGCGATGGAAAAGCAATCGGAGAATCGTATGGACTAGATCTCAATTATTTTCAAGGTGATCGCACAGCATTCAATATTTACTACGGA